AAAAATTATTACTGAAGGCAAAGGTGCCGGTAAAAAATTATACATTGAAGGTGTTTTCCTTCAAGGAAACATCAAAAACCGTAATGGAAGAATGTATCCTATGGAGACACTTTCCCGTGAAGTAGGTCGTTATAATGAAGCATTTGTTAATAAGGGTCGTGCTCTTGGAGAACTTGGGCATCCAGATGGCCCTACTGTAAACCTTGATCGTGTTTCTCATAAAATTACTTCATTAACTCAAGAAGGAAATAATTTTAAAGGAAAAGCACAAATCTTGAATACACCTATGGGTAAGATTGCATCTTCTCTTCTCGATGAAGGTGTAATGCTTGGTGTTTCTTCTCGTGGTGTTGGTTCACTCAAGATGACCAATGAAGGTCATAAAGTTGTAGGTGAAGATTTTATGTTGGCAACTGCTGCTGACATTGTTGCCGATCCTTCTGCTCCTGATGCTTTTGTTCAAGGAATTATGGAAGGAAAAGAGTGGGTATGGGAAGGTGGAATTCTTCGTGAGCAACTTGCAGAAACAACCAAGAAGAGAATTAATACCCTTGTTGACCAAAAAAGACTTGAAGAGCATAAGTTGAACTTATTTAATAATTTTCTCTCAAATCTTTAATTTATAAATAAATATAGATTAATACAAAAATATCTAATCAAATGTCCGTTGGTAGCAATTTACAAGAAATGGAAAACGTAGTAACCAAAGGCGCTGCTGCATCTGAACCAATGCAAACACTGTCCCATTCAACTCCCGGACAGCCTGCTGTGGAAGATCTCGGTGGCCCTACCCCAGAAAACTATAAGACCGATGACGATTCGGCAAAATTATCTGAACCCAAAATCGCAACTGTCAAAGACATTGTGAATAAGGGTGCTAAACCTGCCGAACCAATGCCTAAAGGTGTTAAGGAAGAGGAAGAAGTTGAAGGGGAAGTAGTTTCCGAAGAAGAAGAGGAAACCACAGAAGTAGTCGCAGAAGAAGAGACAACTGAAGAGGTTGTTTCTGAAGAAGAGTATGATATCGAAGAGGATATCACTGCACTCCTTCAAGGTGAAGAACTCTCCGAGGAATTCGAAGAAAAAGCACGTACCATTTTTGAAACTGCTATCAAGACAAAAGTTGTAGAAGTTCAAGAAGAATTAACTGCACAATATGAGCAAGCACTTGAGGAAGAAGTTGTTTCTATTAAGGAAGAACTGACCGATAGAGTTGATGCTTATCTTGAGTATGTTTCTGAAGAGTGGATGAATCAAAATCAACTCTCAGTTGAGCAAGGTCTTAAGACCGAAATGACTGAATCGTTCCTTCAAGGAATTAGAAGTCTTTTTGAAGATCATTATGTATCAATCCCTGAAGAAAAATATGATGTACTTAATAGTATGGTAGAAAAACTTGATGAGATGGAAGATAAACTCAACGAGCAAATCGAAAGAAATATTGCTCTTAATCAAAGATTAGCAGAGTCGGTTGCTGATGTAATCTTCTCCGATGTTTGTGAAGGTCTTGCACTTTCACAAAAGGAAAAACTCGCTTCTCTTGCTGAAAATGTTGAGTTTGATAGTGAAGACAACTATCGTGAAAAGCTGGTAACTCTGAGAAATTCTTATTTCTCAACTAATACTGGTACACAAAGAGACGAGTCAGAGAACATTTCTGAAAGTTCTGATGCCGAAGTTAATTTTTCAGCATCACCTTTAATGGAATCGTATATGAACACTCTGACCAGAGTTTCTAAAAAATGATTTTTTTGTAATAAATCAAACTAACTTTTTAAAGAGGTAAATTCAAATGCAAGGTTTCAATGCTGAAGCTCTGCAGGAGAAGTGGGGACCTATCCTCAATCATGAGGGTCTCGGAGGCATCAACGATGCTCACAAGAGAATGGTTACCGCAGTTCTTCTGGAGAACCAAGAAAAAGCACTTCGTGAGGAAAGAGAGTTCCTCTCCGAAGCTCCAACTAACTTCACTACTTCAAGTGGTGCTACCGCAGGTTTGGGTGGACAAGCCTCTGGAGCACTCCAAGGTTTCGATCCAGTTCTGATCTCATTGATCAGACGTGCAATGCCTAACCTGGTCGCATATGACCTGGCAGGTGTTCAACCAATGAACGGTCCTACCGGACTCATCTTCGCAATGCGTTCCCGTTACAATGCAAATAACGGCACCGAAGCATTCTTCAACGAAGCAGATTCCGCATTCTCAGGTATCGGCACTGATCAATCTCTCGGCAATCCTTACGTTGCTGGTTCTGATGGTGCTTCCGTTGGTTTCGGCACCACTGGTCAGCAAGGCAGCAATCCAGGTGTCCTCGATCCTAGTGCTAACGAATCTAATTACTCAGTAGGTCGTGGTATGAACACCGAGACCTCTGAAGGTCTGGGTGAAGCAGGTAATGACTTCAACGAAATGGCTTTCTCGATCGAGAAAGTCACTGTTACTGCTAAGTCAAGAGCACTGAAAGCCGAGTACTCCTTAGAACTCGCACAAGATCTGAAGGCAATTCATGGTCTGAATGCAGAAGCTGAGTTGGCAAACATTCTGTCAACTGAGATTCTTGCCGAAATCAACCGTGAAGTCATCAGAACTATCTACAAGGCAGCACGTCCTGGTGCTCAGGCAAACGTTGCAACTCCTGGTGTATTCGACCTCGACGTTGACTCCAACGGTCGTTGGTCTGTTGAGAAGTTCAAGGGTCTGATTTTCCAAATCGAGCGCGATGCCAACGCAATCGCACAAGAGACTCGTAGAGGAAAGGGCAACATGATTCTCTGCTCTGCAGACGTTGCTTCCGCACTGACCATGGCAGGAGTTCTGGACTACACCCCAGCACTCAATGCTAACCTCAACGTTGATGACACTGGCAACACCTTCGCAGGTGTCCTTGCTGGTAAGTATCGTGTATACATCGACCCATATTCTGCAAACGCAGTTGCTGGTTCTGATGGTTCGCAGTATTACGTTGCTGGTTATAAGGGTTCTTCTCCTTATGACGCAGGTCTCTTCTACTGCCCATATGTTCCCCTCCAGATGGTTCGTGCCGTTGGAGAGAACACCTTCCAGCCTAAGATTGGCTTTAAGACCCGCTACGGCATGGTTGCTAATCCATTTGCAGAAGGAACCGATCAGGGTCTCGGTCGCATCACAGCAGGTTCAAACCGTTACTACAGAAGAGTACGTGTTCTCAACCTCATGTGATATCAGTTCACATATTTTTTCAGAGGGTTCTTCGGAACCCTCTTTTTTTTATCTAAATAAAAATAAAAAATGTCGTGTAATTTTCCCAACCAGATAAACAATAGAAATTTTTTGTCTCCGGTTGGTTTTAAATTTACATTAGCAAAAGAACCTAAAGTATCTTTCTTTTCCAGTTCTGCTCAAATTCCGGAAATTAATTTAGGATCTGCTATCCAACCATCATATCTCAAGAACCTTGATGTTCCTGGAGATAAGTTGTCTTATAGTGATTTTTCTATAAAATTTTTAGTTGATGAAAATCTTGAAAACTATATGGCAATTCATAATTGGTTAACTGGTTTAGGATATCCAGAAACAACAGAACAGTTTAAAGATCTTGTATCGGATAAGAATGATGTTACTCAACCAACTGACTTGAATAGGCAATTTAGTGATGGTAGTTTACATATTTTAAATAGTAATTTTAATGATGTTGCTATTGTAAAATTTATAGATTTATTTCCAGTAAGATTATCGTCATTAGAATTTTCAGCAAGTGATACGGACATTAACTACTTTACAGCAGATGTCAGTTTCAAGTATACTGTGTATAATATACTAGCACCTGATAATAGAACACCATTATGAACCTTGAACATATTCAGGAAATGTGGGAAAGAGATTCCCAAATCGACCCTGATAATCTACATGATGAATCACTCAAAATTCCACAACTTCACTCAAAGTATTATAATTTGTATAATACCATTACACTTCTGAGAGAAAACGCAAGAGTGCAATATAATAAAGTTAAACTAGAACGACATAATTTTTACTCAGGAAAAGCACCAGAAGAAGACTATAGGGAAGAAGATTTTCACTATAGAATCAAAGATAAAGAAGCATTGCAAAGGTATTTGAGTGCCGATGAGAAACTCAATAAAGTAGATCTTAAGATTCGTTATTATGATGTTGAATTAAAGTTTTTGGAAGAGATTATTAAAAACATCTCAAATAGAACTTTCCAAATCAAGAATTCTATTGAGTGGCAAAAATTTCAAGCAGGATTTTAAAATGGATGACGACATTTACTATTCAGTAGAACTTAATCATAAAGGAATAAGTATCGTTTATGAAGGTCTCCGTCAGGCAGTTGAAAAGTGGTCTGGTGGAGATCCTCAGCAGCAACAAGACTTAATGGATATGAGAGATAATTTTTATCGTCTTCTTTTAGAATATCGTTTTGAGAATATGAACTAAATATCCATAGGTGAATCCTATGGATTATGTCTCATTTGATTATTTCTAAAAAGAACGAAGTATATCTTCAGGTAAATGCAGAACCGCATGTCTACTACGAGTTAGCAGACCAATTTACATTTGAAGTGCCCGGTGCAAAATTCATGCCCCAATACCGCAACAAGTATTGGGACGGAAAAATTCGTCTGTTCAATACCCAAACTGGTGAAATTTACGTAGGTTTATTAGATAAACTAACTCAATTTTGTAAGGATCATGAATACACTTATGAGTTTGTAAGTAATAAATTTTACGGTCTTCCTTTTGAGGTTAATGACTTTATCTCAAAAGAAGGTGTGAAAGATTATATGAATGCTATTTGCAAGTATTCACCTCGTGATTACCAAGTAGAGGGAGTATACGACGCCCTAAGACATAATAGAAAGTTGTTGATATCCCCAACTGCTTCTGGAAAGTCTCTGATGATATATTCTCTTGTGAGATATTACGTTGAGAAGAAACAAAATATTCTGATAGTCGTTCCGACGACTTCCCTAGTAGAACAGATGTATAAAGATTTTGCAGACTATGGTTGGGACGTAGGTTCATATTGCCACAAGATTTATGCGGGACGTGAAAGAGAAACATATTCTCAGGTAATTATTACTACCTGGCAGTCCATCTACAAACTTCCCCGTAAATATTTTGCTCGATTCAACGTGGTCGTTGGAGATGAGGCACACCAGTTTAAAAGTAAGTCATTAATATCTATAATGTCAAAACTTGCTGATGCCAAATATCGATTTGGTTTCACAGGCACACTTGACGGCACACAAACTCATAAGTGGGTATTGGAGGGATTATTCGGTCCTTCTTATAAAATTATTCGTACAGAAGAATTAATGAAAAAGGGGCATGTTGCTAATTTGGATATTAATGTACTTCTATTGAAACACCCTGCACATAAATTTGAGAACTTTGAAGAAGAAGTTCAGTATATCATAAATCATGAACGTAGAAATAAATTTATTCGCAATCTTGCATTAGATCTTAAAGGCAATACCTTAGTTCTTTTTGCAAGAGTAGAAGGACATGGACAACCTCTTTATGATTTAATAAATAATTCCAAGATTGATGAGAGACGAGTTTTCTTTGTTCATGGTGGAGTGGATACTAAGGATAGAGAATTAGTAAGGGAGATTACTGAAAAGGAAAACAACGCAATTATTATTGCTTCATACGGAACTTTCAGTACAGGAATTAACATCAAAAATCTCCATAATGTTATTTTTGCTTCTC